CCCGATTATGCCAATATAGATTCGGTCAACGATGTAAATCATGAAGAGATTCAGAAATCTCTTGACCGCATGGAAGTGGTACCACGCCACAACGACAATACTGTGCGTGAGGAAACCAAAAAACTCACCACAAAGTCAATTCAGGAAACAGCAGAAATACTTCAAAACATAAGGAGCAAAGAAGATGATTAAACCCCCAAAGTGGGCACCCGATGCCATCCCTACGAAAAAGGGCTGGCAAAGAGGCCGAGAAGTTCTTGTGTCGAAAAGATTCAAGCCTCGGGAAATACAGGAATACATGGAAGCTAACTACCCAGAGATGGTCAAGAAAAAGAAGGTTGAAGAGCAAGTGGAACCCAAAGACGCTCCCCAAACCCTGACAGAATCGCCCACAACAGAAGGTGATTTTGTGACAGAACACATGGAACACGGGTTGACCGAGGATATTGGAACCCACAATCCCAAGACAATTCGTGAAAGAGAAGACGATTCCGAGTAGAAAATGGATATGGTTCTTTCTGAAAATAACGTCTGGATTTACGCAGCAAAACATTATTACAGCCCCAAGGGAATAGATGCAGACGAGTTTCAGGAGGACTTGAACAGGTTCAAGTACGTGAAAAGATTGATCAATCGGTATCTGGAAACAGACAATCTTTCCGAACGATTGATACTCAATCACTTGATAGTGATTTTCAATGTTTTTGGAAACGAGGCCGCTCTAAATATACTTGACATGAAGATGAATCGTCTTCATTGGACAGTTCTGAAGCCTTTCTTGATATTTTTGAGAGCAATAGAAAACGATCAATATACCGACATTCCCATGGATGAATTGGTTGTGGAAAAATTGAGGGAAATCAAGAAAGAGGGAATATGACCAAGCCTTTGATAGTCATTCCGGCCCGAATGAATTCTTCAAGATTTTGGGGAAAGCCGCTATCCATGATATACACCAGACCAATGATCGAGCATGTGTGGTATGGTGTTTCTCGGTCAGGATATGATGCCATAGTCGCTACGGATTCCCGCGAAGTCAAGGAATCTGTCGAGGGTTTCGGGGGGAAGGCAATAATCACAGGGGACGCAAATACCGGGACAGACAGGGTGGCCATGGCGGCAAGAGATTATGATCCTGACGAAACCTATTCTATCATCATCAATGTGCAAGGCGATATTCCATTTGTGGAGCCGTCCCATATAAAATTATCTCTCGAACCATTGGAAGCAGGATATGGTGTGGGAACCGTGGTGTCTTGGTTATCCCCTTCAGAACAAAATATTTCCAGCATTGCAAAAGCGGTGGTCAGTTGGGATGGAGATGTGGGTCGTGTCCACTGGTTTTTGCGCGCGCCCTTGAATTACGGATATCATCATATTGGCATCTACGCTTTTCGCCGCGAGGTTCTGAATAAATACCATAGACTGCCTCAATCTGAGCACGAAAAAAAGGAAAATCTGGAACAGTTGCGCGCCATCGAAAATCATATAAGAATAGGGGCGGCGTTCACAAAAGATAAAGTGGTGGAGATCAATACACCATCCGATAGGGAGCCATATGCGCTGAAAAAATGACACTCAACCAAAATCTTGAAGAAAAAATAAGAAAACCAGAGGAACAGATTTTTGATGCTGCCATGATTGCCATGGAAAAGGAAGTGAAAGAGAGGGGCGACATCAATTCCTTGTCGTCTATTGCAGCAGACATACTCAGGATGTATCCTCTGCCGTTTTCTGCCAGAGAATTGGCGTCACTCTACAAACGAATCCACCCAGACGTTCCAAGCAATATCCCGTCTGGACCTGCGATTAATTTCCAAAAAAGAAAGTCATCAGGTTACAGGATTCCGACTTTTTTGAGAAGAGAACAGGTTGAAGGAGACGACATTCACGAAAATGTCACGACATCTGCCGTTTCGGGCGCAGGAGATGACAATTCCGTGGTTCCTGTCCACAAGAAACGCCGAAAGACCTTTGATGTTCCTCACCACATTTACATGCGTTTCTCTACTCAAAAAAGAAAAAAACACGAAAGCTGGACCCCCCATCTGTCTGTTTTCGATCCTTACGAAAAATCCATCCTTGAATATATCCGAAAAAATCGCAACCATGAGGTAGCCATCAAATCGCACGAAACACTGGACGAATTGGTGATTACCCATGCTGACGAATATCAGTAATTACATAACAATTGTAGCTGTTATTGGTGTAGTCAGTATCACGTATTTTGGATATCGCCATTATGTCGGTATGCAAGATACTATTGCGGGACAAAGAGCAGCCATCACAAAACTGGAAGAAAACGCATCAAAACTGAGTAGTGTTATTAACACGCAAGATCGTACCATAACTGAAATACAGAATTTTTACAAGCAAGACAGAATTCGAATGAGGCAGCTTCAAGAAAATTTGGAAAGGGCCGAAACCGATCTGGAAGAATTGCAGAGATTGTTTCGCGATCATGATCTGACCAATCTTGCCGCAGAAAAACCAGAATTGATAGAGAGGCGAATCAATGAAGCTACCCAAGACGTTTTTGATGCTATCGAGCGTGATACTGCTCGCTAGTTGCGCCGAAGAAACCAGACAGCCAGTACAAGATGTGGTAGTGCAGACAGAATTTGTATCTCCTGAATTCGAGATTCAAGTTCGTCCTCGTCCTGTCAACATGGCAAATGTTGAATTTGATGTGGTGACAGAAGAAAATCTCGACAAATTTCTGAGAGAAGTTGCACAAAGAGAAGGTCGTGTCGTTTTCATTGCTACCTCTGTGGAGCATTACGAAAACATGTCCTTGAATCTCGCCGCTCTCAGGGAATATATCGCCAAACAGAACGCGATCATCTTGTACTATGAAGAGACCCTTTCCGGGTCTTGACCTCCCCAAAAATCGAGTTATATATCAGCGCCTTGGCGCTCGAATCATCGTCGCTCATAAAAAGGAAGAAAAATGGACCAGAAGCCAAAAATCGATACTCGCCAATTTTTGTCTGACGCAAAGTTCTACGAATCATATTCCCGTTACAACGACGAGAAGGGACGTTATGAGACGTGGGAAGAAGCTGTTGATCGTGTCATGGACATGCACAAGGGATTTTACGCAGACAAGATGAATGCTCTGCAACCCTATATTGATGAAGCGTCAGAAGCTTACAAGAAAAGACTTGTTTTGGGGGCACAAAGAGCATTGCAGTTTGGAGGTGAACAACTTCTTAAACACCATTTCAAAAACTTTAACTGCTCTGCATCTTATGTTGACCGTCCAGAGTTTTTCGGGGAATTCTTTTACATCCTTCTCTGCGGCGCGGGCGCAGGTGCAAGCGTCCAAAAACACCATGTCGCGAAACTTCCCAAGATTCAGGCTCGAACCAAACAGGCCAAGACTCATGTGGTAGAAGATTCCATTGAAGGATGGTCCGAAGCTGTTGATGTCCTAATGTCTTCCTATTTTGTAGGCGGTGGAAAACATCCGGAATTTGAAGGACGCCGGGTTTTCTTCGATTTGACACAAATTCGCCCCAAGGGATCGGAGATCAGTGGGGGGTTCAAGGCTCCGGGGCCGGATGGTCTTCGACTGGCCTTGGATCGTATCGAACACTTGCTACAGACACTTGTGTTGGCTGGTGAAGACACTTTGCGCCCAATCCATGCTTACGACATCTCCATGCATATTGCCGATGCTGTGTTGTCTGGTGGCGTCAGAAGGTCTGCCACGATCTTTCTCTTTTCTGTCGATGATGAGGAAATGATGCAGGCCAAATCCGCTCCGGATTGGTTCTATAAAAACCCGCAGCGCGCTCGGTCGAACAACTCTGCTGTTTTGGTTCGGGATAAGGTTACGCCTGAACAGTTTTCCAAGCTGATGGGATATACCAAGTTCTACGGCGAGCCGGGTTTTGTGTTTGTGGATTCTACTGAGCATGTAGTAAATCCGTGTGTCACAAAAGATACGATTGTCAATACTTCGGAAGGCCCCAAGACAGTGGAATCACTTATCGGGCGGTCTTTCGAAGCTGTTGTTGATGGGAAACCATATAAATCGAACCTTGGTTTCATCAAAACCGGCATCGGCAGAGCGATATATCGTGTCCAAACAGATATGGGTTATGATGTCAAAGCAACCTCCAACCACAAAATTATGACGAAAGGTGGTGTCTGGAAAACTGTGGAAGAACTCTCTCCGGGAGACGAAGTAGTTATTTCTCAGAACTCCGATCAGGCAGTCACATACTCCAAGAATACTGACTACAAGAAGGGTTGGTTGTTTGGTGTAGTCCTCGGGGATGGCGGTATCGAGACAGAAAAATATCCTACTTATGCAAGGTTCTGGGGCGACCGAAAAGCAGATATGAGAGAGAAAGCTGTCTCTTATATCAAGGATGTCTATGGCAAAGATATTACGGGAAGTGAATATGGGGATACTGTTACTGTCGGGACTGTCAAGATGAATGATTTCTCAGAGTATGTGACAGAGAACAAATCGCTTTCTGACAAGATACTCTCTGAATCCCGAGACTTCCTTGTGGGGATGATACACGGGTGGTTTTATACGGATGGGCATTTTTCGGGAAGCGCGAAGAAAGGTGGGGCAGTCCGTCTCACATCTAACCAGCTTCAGAATCTGAAAATCATGCAGACCATCTTGAACAGCTTCGGGGTTGTTTCGACAATCTACGAAAACCGCCGCCCTGAAGGCGACTATGAACTTCCGGATGGGGAAGGAGAGATGAAACCCTATCACTGCAAAGCGGTTCACGATCTTCACTTCTCCCGTAAATCTATCGACCGCTTCCTTGAGATCGGAGGATTTGGTGAAGGACCAAAGCAACAGAGATTGCTTGATTTTGTCGAGGCAAAAGCCAGACCATCATACAAGAACAAATCATATGCTGTTGTGAAAAAAGTATCACCCTGCGGCTTTGAGGACGTATATGATTGCCGCGTGGAAGATATTCATGCTTTCGAAGCCAACGGGATTGTGGTCCATAACTGTGTCGAAATCTCGCTCTATCCTCAGATAGATGGGAAGACCGGGTGGGAAACCTGTAATCTGTCAGAAATCAATGGCGGTATGTGTGATACAGAAGAAGACTTCTACCGGGCTTGTCGTTCCGCTTCTATTCTCGGCACCATACAGGCCGGGTATACCAACTTCAGGTTTCTGCCGGAGACCACCAAGAAAATCTGCGACCGGGAAGCCCTGATCGGAGTGTCGATCACCGGCTGGATGAACAATCCGGATATTTTGTTTGACGAAAAAGTCCTCCGCAAAGGGGCCAAAATTGTCAAGGAAACCAACCGGGAAGTCGCCAAAGTTCTGGGGCTGAATCCCGCCGCCCGAACGACTTGCGTCAAGCCGTCCGGAAATGCATCCGTCTTGCTCGGCACGGCGTCCGGTATCCATGCCGAACATGCGCCCATGTATATCCGGAATGTCCAAATGAACAAGGATTCCGAGGTTGCCAAGCTTATTGCCGACCTCAATCCGGCCATGGTCGAGGAATCGGTGTATTCGTCTAGCGGGACAGATTATGTTGTCTCCTTTCCGATTACGCCAAAGGAAGACTCGATCTACAAGGATGATCTGCTTGGCATCGACCATCTGGAAAAGGTGAAGCTGGTTCAAAGAGCTTGGGTCGATGAAGGAACCAATCCCGAACTATGTGCCGACAAGGGGTTGCGGCACAATGTCTCCAACACAATTATCGTGGATGATTGGGATCGTGTCGAGAATTATATCTTCGAGAACCGGAATTACTTCGCAGGCATATCTCTCTTGCCCATGACAGGCGATAAGGACTATAATCAGGCCCCTAATACCAGAGTTATGACCTCACAGGAAATCGTAAACAATTATGGGACAGCGGCGATATTTGCGTCTGGTCTCATAGTGGACGGTTTGACAATCTTCGATGATCTTTGGCAAGCTTGTTATCTCGCTCAGTCGGAGGATCGGGAAACCGAATTGGCATATGATTCAAAAGAGAACGCCATGAAGAGGGACTGGATTCGACGGTTCCGGAATTTCTCAATCAACTATCTTGATGGAAATCTGAAACAGACAGAATACTGCCTCAAGGACGTGTATCTTCTTCACAAGTGGAAAAAGATACAAAATACTGTCCAGCCCATTGATTGGGAAAATCAGTTGACACATAAGGATTTTGTAGAAGTCGATACCTTGGGGGCGCAAAGCTGTCATGGGGGGGCATGTGAAATAGATTTTTGATCGGGCATAAATACATTCAGAATGTGGATGTATAAAGATCAAGAATTTACATCAGATCAGATCGGTGATCATGAGGGATTTGTCTACTTGATCACCGATCTGGAAACTGGAATGAAATATGTTGGGCAGAAGTCATTTTGGTCTACCAAGAAACTCCCCCCTCTCAAGGGAAAGAAAAGAAAACGAACTGTTGTTCGGGAATCTGATTGGAGAGATTATTTTTCGTCTTCGAAAACCATCAAATACTTGAAAGAGCAGCACGGAAGGGATAGATTCCGCCGCGAAATTCTCCACCTGTGCCAAACGAAGGGAGAAATGAACTTTTTTGAAACAAAGGAACAGTTTGACCGGGATGTTCTTTTTCGCGACGATTACTATAATGGTATTATCAATTGCCGAATAGCAGAAACCCATGTAAAAAATTTGAGGAAAAGATATGAAGAAATTGGAAGAATCTAGTCTATCACGTATTTGGCGACATACCCAGAACCACGAATCTGGGGCAATCACGGCTTTTCGTGACGACCGAACCAAGCAAGAAAATCGAAAGGCCAATCGTGAACTCAAGGCTCTTCTGAGGCGAAAGGGTTATGGCGTCACTTCTGTTGACGGAAATTACATAGAGAATTTTGGATCGGACAAGGCCCGAGAAGTGTCGGAACCTTCGTATTTTGTTGTCGATCTGGAAGACAGAGGAAATTTGGAAAAAGACCTGAAAAAATTGGGGCAAATGTACGATCAGGATTCCGTGTTGATCGTCCCGAAAGGGGGGGAAGGGGCCTATCTGGTAGGCACATCTCACCGGGAAGATTCTTGGCCGTCCTATGGCGAAAGGGTGAAGGTCGGGTCGGGTAAATATGGTAAGGTGGCGGGCGAATTTCTGTCGCGCATTCGAGGGCGCGAATTTGCATTTGAAGAATTTGATCGCCCCATGACATACAACGAAAAATGGTTGGATTATCGTTTGGCACGAGAAAAGGAAAAGGAACTGGATGAATGAGACTTGAAATTCATGAAGTTGTTGAAAAATTGGCCAAGGCCCGAAGTAAAAAGGCCAAGGTAGAGATTTTGAGAGAAAATGATAGTGGGGCTTTGAGAGACCTTTGTCGAGGGGTATTTGATGACCGAATCGTATGGCTGTTGCCGACTGGTAAGCCCCCGCCTTATACTCCTGCCCCGGAAAACTCCTACCCGGCCAGCTTCCTGAAGAAATGCATAAATCTGGCGTACTTCGCCAAGGGCGGAAAGGGCGATAATCTTCCCCCTGTGAGACGTGAAAAAATGTTCATAGAACTTTTGGAAGCAATCCATCCCAAGGACGCCGAATTGGTGATCAAAATGATCAACAAGGAAGTGCCCAAGGGATTAACCCGCTCATCAGTGGAGGAAGCTTTTCCAAATCTGTTGGGCTAACCAAAAAACGGAGAAACCCGACTATGCTTTCAGCGCAAATAGAACGACTTCAGAAAGATTCTGACAGGCTGGATCGACACATAGAAGAACTTAAGGAAAGTGGAAAAAAGGAAGTTCTACAGACAGTGATCGACAAACGAAGATTTCTGGAGACAAAATTAGCTGAAATTTCTCCGATATGATGGATGAAGACCCCCGAAAATCGGGGGTCTTTTTTTTTCTTGACATTGCCGCATAATGTGGTAATATGTAATTGAAATGGAGAGAAGGAGAGAATCATCAATGACCCTTGCAATTGAAGTAATCGCAAATGCCGGTAATCTCAGCAACGCCGGAGAGGCCGCAGATATTCTACTCGGCTACGAGCTTGCAACCGGAATGTCTCTAGGAGACAGTATCGAATGGAGCGATTTGCCGCTCGGTTCGGGCAGCGATCTGATTGGTTTCGCGCAATCCTACGCCTATCGCAACCTGCCGGGATGCCGGAGCTATGGCGACATCGCCCGCGCATGGCTGGACTACCGGCTAGCGTACTTCGGTGCCCGCATGGAACCCGCCACACCGTAATCTGAACCAGCACCGACAAAGCCCCCGATTTTCGGGGGCCTCTTGACATCTGATATCAATGTGATAATGTGAGAGACATGAACATGAAGTTGAATGTGGGTCTTCTTTTCGTGGGAGGATATATTGGTTCTTTCTGCAATTTCTGGGTTACTATTGTGAATCCATGGGCAGGATTGGCTACTTCATTATTGATAGGTGTTCTGGCTTTGTATATGGTAGTAAAGGCGACTATCGACCACTCATCATGAATTCGAGAATATGATGCCGAAAAAAATAAATCAGAAAACCTACTTTGACATTCTTCGTTACACCGAAGCCTCTAATACTCTCAAAATGATCTGGCCTATCTTAACATTACGACTTTTCCCAGAAGACTTTCGAGAATTTGCCGATCACATTTTGATGGAATTGGATGATGAGTAAAAAAATGTTGCCTGTTTCAAATGTTCTTCATTCATTATGAAAATTAAATACAAAAGATTTAGAAATAGCGTCGGTTTCTGAGCATATCGTCAAGTCTACAATTCTTGAATTGTGGTATCCTTACGAAAGGTAACAAAATAGAGGGATTTGAAATGTGGTACAAGCTAGACGAAGATGGTAGGACTGTGGTTCCGGTCTTGGGAGATTTTCCCGAACCAAACGAAACCATAAGGGCAGTCGTAAAACAAGAAACTCTACATATTAACATCTACCTCGCCCTGAAGGGCGAGGATTTCCAAGAGGACTAGGCCGCTTGAACAGTTCGCGCTTCATCACCAACCCAACGGTTCGGCTCCACGCCCGGAGTGTTTCCCCGGTTCAAAATCACGACCGCTGCATTGCGGTCTGCGTTGTCCCTATACCCGCACGCGACACAGACGAAGGCCGCTTGGCTCTTGCGGCTTCGCTTGTCCACGGTCCCGCAGGACGCGCAGGTCTGAGAACTGTAGGCGGGGTTGACCTTGGTCAGCCTCGCGGTCTTGTAGGCCAGCATCGTCTCGATCTGATGCCATCCGACATTCAGGATTTCACGGTTCAAGCCCGTCTTGGCTTTGACTCCCCTTCCGGGGTTGTTAATAGTGCCCTTGGCAGAGCGCGTCATACTGCTAGTGCGCAGCTTCTCAATCACGACACCACCGTAGCGACGGGCAATGTCAGTCGTGACCTCGTGCGCCCAATGCTTGCGGGCGCGGGCCTGTCTGGCCTTGAGCCGGGCCGCACGGCGCTGTGCTTTGGCATGGCGCACCGAACCGCGTTTGCGACGGCTGGCAATCTTCTGCGCCTTGCGCGCCGCCTTGCCGTGTTTCTCGACTTCGGGGGGCAGTTGATATCTGGTGCCATCGGACAGCATCAGCGGCACGGTAACACCCCGGTCAATGCCTACCGTCTGACCATTGTCAGAATATTCCACTTCGAGCCGACAGCCAATGCTGACCTGCCAGCCCAATGCGGTGCGTGTAACAGTCGCTTCACGAATTTCGCCCTCAAGTGGGCGGGTCAAGCGAAACTTGATCCAACCCAGCTTGGGCAGTTTCACGCGGCCCCAGCGACGGTTGATCTTCTCGACCGTGACCTCGCGGCCCGCAAAAGAGAACGCATCTCCAGCGCCCTTACGCTTGAACTTCGGAAATCCGCCCTGCCCCTTGAAAAACCGCTGAAACGCTGTGTCGAGGTTCTTGAGCGTCCGCGCCTGAGCGGTCTGACTGACGGCGCGAATGAAGTCGAACTCAGCACGCAAGTCTTTCAACTGACGCGCCTGCGTGACGTAATTCAGTTTGTTGCCCGTAGCGTGTTTATACTGCCGCCAGTGGTTGATGCGCTGGTCCAGAGCAAGGTTCCATACAAGGCGACACACTCCTGCAAACTGGTTCATCAGTTTGTCCTGTTCTTGCGTCGGGCGCAAAGCGTATGTGTAACCACGAAACGTCATGCTACTAATATAGGAGTTAGAAACGTGATTACAAGTAGTAAAACGCGGGTCCATCCCCGCCCTGAAGGACGGGGTTTCCCCCGCGCGAAACGATGACACTTGACCCTTGCCCTTGGTGCGGAGAACACCCAAAAGTGCAACATTGGGAAGAATATGATTCCTCGTCCTTCAGGGATTACAAGATGGTCCGAGTATGGTGCTGTTGGGCTGATATGACCACTTTAGAAGAAGACGCAGAACTGAACTGGAACTGGAAATGGAGGGCTGTTGGTGGCGAGTAAGAGTGAGATTTTGGAGGCTTTGGAAAAGGAACCTTCGGGAGTGATAACTTGGTGGCCCGGAGGGCCTTCGCACAACGCTATCGCTGAGTTACAAAGAGACGGAAAGGTGATTCTCGAAGATGTAAGTACGTCACAAGAGACGGTATTCGAAGTAAGGTTAAACAAGAAATGATGTC